TACAGACGCATCTGCATGTCGACGGTTTCAGACTTGGCGATATGAATCTTAAGAGTTGGAAGCAGAGACGAAACAGGTTGCAATTGACGAGAGTAGATATTCGGAGGCAAAAGTTCAACAACGACAGCAGATCCGGGTATATTGACACCAGCCTTGTATGCGTACCCGTCGGGACGCATAGCATAGGTTTTGGCTCCTTTAGAGCCATTGGCATCAGAAAAGCCGATATAGACAAATTCAGAAGCTTTAGAGAACAGCATAGTGGCGTCGATTTTCACGAGATCAACGTTACCGCATCCTTCGAGATAATCAGACACCAGATTGGCAACAGTATCAGCATAATTTGTGACCTCTACATCAGCGATCACCATGAAGTTGTAAGGTTGTTCATTAGCAGCGAAAGGCTCCAAAGGAGCAGGAGCAGTAAGACTTTGAGTTGTATTCGATTCAGTAGCAGCAGACATGGACAGATAGTAAACAGAGACGGTAAACAGGAGGTGTACTCAGTAAAAAGCCCCAACAATATCACTTACGAAATTAATATTTTGTTGAATCACAGAATTATTATCAGTCGGGAGAAATTCAGGCAAACTAGTATCGAATAATTTGGTAACAGTAGTTTCATCCATGGAATTGAAGTAATCATACGCTCTCTCAACGCGATCATCTTGATAATCAGTAAACATTTGCCACCTAGGACGGGTGACAATGCCTTCTTTCTTAAGGTTGAACATAATGCGCGTCAAACAGCTGTGAGCTTCCATTTCATCCTCGTCAAAGAAGCCATAGAGCGAGTCTTTAAGAGAATAATTCATGGCCCACAGATCTGAGTAGCCCAAAACAGATTCTTCAGCTTTCCCTTGGGACAGCTTTATCAAAAATCGTTTGAGCAGAATGATTGGATCCTTAGCCATCAAACCGTTCTGGAAGACATAGGAAGTAAAATCGCCTCTAAGACCTCTGTATCTCTTGTCGATAGTAGGGTCTTGCGTAGAAACTGCCAAATAAGTGTCAGTGAGCTTACCAAAGGGTTGGCGCATCAGGTCATCGCCCCCGTTCGCCATAGGCAAGCCAAACGGCAAATCATACATAGCGCATTCTCTAGCAGCAGCGGAAGTTGTATTAAGTAGATAGGTCCAAATTTCACCAGAATCAGTACGGATAGCTTGCACAACACGACGAATAGTTTTAGTAGTCTTGTCCTTGACGAAACGGTCAAC